ATCTAATCTTTTTGCATAGGGATAATTTGCAATTATATCATTTCGATTTAATTCGGTGCTATTTCTAGCACGACCAGATCTAATAGGTGTTAATTTCTTAAAAACAGGATATGCAACTTGAGCCAATTTTTCTGAGTCAAGTTGCATAATTAATTGATCTAACCTTTTTTTAATTTCTCCACTCATTATCTATATTTTTTAATAATGTCTTCTAAAACAGATTGTTCAACATTTTCAATTTTACCAGTTGTTTCATATTGTTCCCAAGCCAACATTACATCATAGACCATTAGATCAAATGTGGTAGCCTTTTTGATAATTTCACTTGGCAGTTTATTATACATTTTGGCTAATTTCCCAATTGTTATTAATCTAACTGATTCCCAACTATTTCGGTCGATGGCTTGGTTTTTGACTTTCCCAAATGATCATTAATCGCTCCTAATGCTGCTAATGCAATATCTACTGGTAATATATGATCTTCTGGGATACAGGGCTTGGCATGTTCATTTAATATTAATTTTCTTAACATTAAATTTAATTTGTCGCCATCACGATCACTTTGGCTTTTGTAAAAATCAAAATATGTGTTTATATCAAGACTATCCATTATAAAGAAACTAATATCTGTTTGATATGTTTCTTTGATATTCTCGTCATCAATGGTGATTTTAATTAATGCTTAACATTTAATCTTTCCTTTCTTTTAATATGTTGTTTACTGTGAGAATGAATCTCAATCTACTGTTGACCTTGTCTAAATCACTTTGAATAGTTCTAACTTCACTGAGTGCTTTGGCTGATTCAGCAACTAGACTTTGGACTAATTCTTCAGTCGTATATTCGCGTAAATCCATTAATCTTTCCTCTCTATATACTTATTGCAGATAAGGGAATAGGGCCCATAAAGACCCTATTTTGCCCTTATAACTTCTAATTTACCTTAAACAGTTCCGGCAGTTAGGTCGCCATCAACTGAAATAGTTAAGGGACTAACCCAGACAGGTGCCGCAGGACTCACTGTCGGGGCTAGGTTAGTGATATAACCTGATCCTGAAACATACTTGGCACCGGTTCCACGTCCATTGAAATAGACACGGAAGTAGACCAATGTGGCATTGTTTTGTAGATCGAATAGACCACTTACACCTGCCGATCCTGTGAAGAATGTGGTTGAATCGATAACCATATTTCCAGTGATCGAATTGGTTGTTGGAGTTGGCACAGCCTTTTGACTGAATTCATCCAACTGGGTCCAATTGAAGACCCCTGCTGCATTATTGATTGTGATATCCTGTAATGCGGGCACAATATAACCACTGCTGGTTGTTGAGATTGTAGCAGTAGAAATTTGTAGTGTGGCATTACTGGTATCAGCACTAACATTGATATAAGCCATTATTTTTGTCCTTTAAGTTGTTGCGATGTTTATTCTAAACTCGAAAGTATAGATCAAGACATCCTCTTGTTGCTCGACTGTGTAATCACTTTCTGAACCGAAATTGACTACACCGGTATAGGCCTTTGCGGCTAATATAGTTGATACCGCAGTGTCTAATCCTGAAGGTGGATTTTTAGCATCTACAGCCAAATATGCCGAGCATATCTGATCATTCTGGAAAACTTCACCGCCATTTAGTGTTGGCAATAAAGTAGTCTGCTCTTGACGAGGTTGATCAACATAGACCCAACGCATATTCTTTAGATAGAGTGGTTGACCATTTTGACTCCAAGGTAATTCACTAGCACATTTGATTGTGCTGGTCAATTGACTTTGTAATCTTGTGATTATACCTGATCTCATCTGCGTCTCTGTAGATTAACTGGTGTGGGCATACGCTCCAATGCATCGCCATCAAAATCATACCAATCTCCATCGCTGATTAGGCGATTGAATAGGCTTTGATATTTCTCACGGTAAAAACCAATCTTACGCACCTCTGCGTTATCTTCAGCACTGAAATCAGCAATTCTTGGTAAGACATATTCAAATAGAGTTTTGAATATGGCCAAGTCCGTGAACTGTTGTGTTCTAGCCTTGATACGATTGGGATTTACTGCGGGCATGATGGGATATGAAAGAGTTTCTTCACTGGTAGTAATACCACCACCTGCTGCAATCCAATAACGTGTCCACCAATCTGATGATCGAATTTCATCAAGGATCAGACTGGTGGCCTTTTCTGCAAGATCTTCTACTATGGTTTCAGAAAGGCCCTCATTAGCCTCGAAGAGCCGTTGATCACGTTCCGTGATATCTGCATATTCACAGAATGATATCACAGTTCCTCCGCTTGAAATGAAAGCCATTATCTGTCTCCTAATTAACCAATTGTGCCTTCGCCTGTAATTGCAACACCATGAGTGCTTTGAATTACAGCGGCACCGGCAACTGCTTTAAGGACCATATCTGTAGCACGAGCGGCTGGTAGATATAGAGTGTTTAGATCCAATCCGCCACGCTCAGCAATACCTAGTGCGCTGGCAGCAAATACACCAGCACGATATGCTGTGGCACCGCCAGTTGTTACTGCTTCAACTAAGGGGCTTTCAAAAATGGCGCATCCGCCAACTGTGCCTAGGTAGTAATTGCTTAGAGCACTTTCACCAATCATGCTTAGTGCAGGAATATTGGTCTGTGCAACATAGGTCAATTGTTTCTTGACATTGTAGGCCTGATTTGGATGTAGAACACAGAATAAAGGACCAACTAACTTACGAGCACGAAGAACTGTGGCTGCGTTAAGGATTAGGTTTGTGGTAATTTCTGTAGTAGTTGTTCCAAGATCGCTGGAGAAGTTTTCAAACTCACCGAAAACCATCTTATCAAGGCTTTCACCAATGGCCATACCTGACTGCTCGGCTAGTTGTGCCATTACATCACCGTAGGCTGAATCACGTAGCATATCAGTGATCTGATTGTATACAACGTGCTCTTTTAGGGTGATTGTTGGTGCTGTGGTGTTTGTGGTCTTGGCTGTGGCTGCTGACTCATCATCGATTAGATCGGCAGTGATAGCGGCCCAAACTGGAACCTGAACAACCTTACCAGCATTGAATGGAACTTGGAACAGACGGCACATGCCACGACTTACGCTTTGTTCGTAAGCGGCCATTTCGGCGTCTGCCACAAAATTGGCAAACAATTCACTGTTGATATCTGTATTGTTATTTGATGGATATGACATAATAAAAGATCCTTTTTATTGTTTGTTGGCGGATCTGGCCTCTTTATACAATTTCCTATGTTCAGGATTTTTCATGTCTAAAGATTTAAGATCCAATTTTTGCGGACCTTGACTAATGTTACTACGACCATTTGTGGTGCTGGGGGGTGGTGCAACAAAATGTGGATTCTCTTTTAAGAAGTCACCGACCAAATCTTCAACACGATAAGGTGTTCCTCGATCGTTGAATTTGACCTGTCCTTTGTTGTCTAGCACTTCCACTTCACCCGCATCATTAAGGCGCAGATTTGGTTTGAGCAAATGTTTTACCTGTTCTGGGTTGACACTACGCATCTGTGCTGCTGCCTGTAATAGGGGCGTATCAATGGTATAGTTACGAATAATCTCGTCTCGCTTCCTGATTTCCTGATCTTTACGTTCTGCAAGTTCTTGAATGATCTTTTCATAATCTCCACGCTTCTTTTGGTCTTCGACCTTTCTGCGTTCGGATTCAGATTTCAATTGCTTGAGTTCATCTAGATCGCCTAGTTCTTCGAACACACGTTCATATTTCTTTTGAAGACTGGTCTTCATTCGAGCCATGTGATCATCAAATTCTTTTTGACTGTAGGTGCGTTCTGTTTTGTTTTGTGCCTGACTAGTTTCAGATGGGTCAGTTCCATCATTAACCGATGTTCCTTCTTGAGTCATCGTTACTCGACCTCCATAATGAGTATAGGGAAGCACTAGACTTCCCTGCCAGAATATTTATTGATTACCTGTAAATTCGCCTAATTTCAGCCTTAGATCACTTAATCTCGATCTGTTCTGCTGTATGATGCATGTATATGGAGCAGCAAATTGGCCATAACCGGGATAACTGAATAACCATTCATCTTCTAGATCTTGGCTGTCTAATTGGTCGCATAATCGTTCTAGGTCAGCAGTGGTTAGATCACACAGCCATATTCTGGCTTTGTAATCAGCCAAAGAGGGAATAGGCCCTTGTGGAGGCCAATTTTGAAAATCTATTTGTCCTTGAAGATATGCTCTCAAACTCCAAGGACATTGTGTTTTTATTTTTTGAAAATATTCTAACCAAACTTTATCGTCTTGGTGGTTTCTTGCCACGACCACGACCTCTACCCATGCCCATATCTAGTTTTTGCATAGTTGACTCCTATTAGTAGGCCAATGTTACAACACCAGTTGAATTTTCAGCAAGAACTGAAACCTTGGTGCTGGTTGAATTGGTTAATTGAAATTCCATTACGCTATCTGCTGGCACAAAGAAACTTGAGGTTGTAGCAGTTGGATTTGCGCCAATGGCCACATAGTGTCCTACCTTGCCGCTGATTACATCTACTGTGCCGGCTGTGATTGCTGCACTTTGAACTGCTGCGGCACCGGTGGCCAATGTTTGAAAACGTCCTGTTGCTGCTGAATAGATTTGCATATTACTTGTTTCCTTTTTGTTTGTATCCAGCAGCATATGCCGCACGCCCCTGTGCTGCTGCCTTGGCCTGTGCTCCTGGTCCTGTATAAATCTTACCTGAGGTGCCCCATCTATAGCCAACCACAGGTTGTCCGTTGCGAGTAGTGTTTATTCTACGAACTGGCATGCTGTTTCCTAATTAAGAGTGACCATTCCACCTATTAGATCATTATTGACCATCAAGGGCTGATCATCTACTTCTTCGACCTCACGCCATTCAATACGTAGTGGTGGGAACTTGAAGGTCCACTTTTCTCTATATTCTGGCAAGGTGTTTAAAATATTTAAAACTCTATAAACTGAAAAACTTCCGTGTAATTCCATTATTCTTCCACTCTTTCTAATATTCTTCTTGCCCAGGCTAAACCAGCAGGACCACCCCACATTAGGTAGGCCTGTGTGCCCGGAGTATTTTGTCCTGGACGATAATAAGTTCTGGCTCTACTGAGAAAACTGTAGGTTCTCTTGACCACATCTAGACTGACTCTTTCTCGTCCAGCAAATTGTCTTGCTCTGGCCAAACCCACTGCGGTGCCACCTCGACGACTGGGACTACTTTCTTCACGCAATCTTAGTCCTCTTCGGGCTGCTACACTCATTGCTGCTGTAGGTTCGTATGTGGCCATATCAATAATCTTCTTTGTGAATGTAACCTTGTTCCATATATGCTATATGTTCTTCCTCTGTTCTAGCAATGACTTCTTCACCAGTTTCTGGATTATACATTTCATGTGGTTCAAATGGTGGCACAGGTGGTATCTGATCAGCGGGTAAGTATTCACCAACAGGTAGGATAACATCTGGTTCTTCACC